GCTTTAAATGAATTTTATAGACAGTTTCCTAGAACTGAAGAACACGCGTTCAGAGATGAAGCTAAATCATCATTGTTTAATCTTACAAAGATATATGAGCAAATCGATTGGAACGCTGATCTAAAACACTCACCGATGGTTACTCAAGGTAATTTTCAGTGGTTAGGAGGAATAAAAGATACTTCTGTAATTTTTGTACCACAAAATAATGGTAGATTTTTTATATCATGGATACCTAAACAAAAAATGCAAAACAATGTAATTCATAAGTTAGGTAAAAAATATCCAGGAAATGAACACATAGGAGCATTTGGATGTGATAGTTATGATATATCTGGAACAGTAGATAGGAGAGGTTCTAAAGGATCTTTACACGGTTTAACTAAGTTTAGCATGGAAGATGTTCCGGCTAATCATTTTTTCTTAGAATACATAGCTAGACCACAAACTGCAGAAATATTTTTTGAAGATGTGTTAATGGCTTGTATATTTTACGGTATGCCAATATTAGCAGAAAACAATAAACCTAGATTGTTATATCATTTTAAAAGACGAGGTTATAGAGGTTTTGCAATGAATAGACCTGATAAAATATATAACAAACTATCAATTACAGAAAGAGAAATAGGTGGAATACCTAACTCTAGTGAAGATATAAAACAAGCGCACGCTGCTGCTATTGAAAGCTACATAGAAACATACGTGGGTTTTCGCAGTGATAATACTCATGGTGATGTGTATTTTCAAAGAACACTGGAAGATTGGGCTAAGTTTGATATAAACAATAGAACTACTCATGATGCATCTATTAGTTCAGGATTAGCAATAATGGCTTGTAATAAAAATAAATATAGACCTGTTCCAAAAATTGTAAGACAAAATTATAATTTAGGAATAAAAAAATTTGATAATAGTGGGTTGTTATCTAAAATTATAGATTAAATGAAAAGTATATACACGAATGGTAATAGTATTTTTCCTAGCCAAGTAGTTAGTGACGCAGAAAAAGCCAGTTGGGAATATGGTGAGAGAGTTGCTCAAGCTATAGAACAAGAGTGGTTTAGTCAAGGTAGAACAAGTGGTAACAGATACTTGACTACTTGGAATAACTATAATAGATTAAGATTGTACGCGAGAGGTGAACAACCTACTTCAAAATATAAAGACGAATTATCTATTAACGGTGATTTATCTTATTTAAATTTAGACTGGAAACCCGTGCCTATTATTTCAAAATTTGTAGACATACTTACTAATGGTATTTCTAATAAAGAATATGATATAAATGCTTTTGCCCAAGATCCAGCTTCTTTACAAAAAAGAACTAATTACGCAGAGTTATTAGCTCAAGATATATTTGCTAGAGAGACTATGAATAAAATTAACGCTCAATTAGGTGAGAATTTATTCAACACTCAAGTACCAGAAGATCAGATGCCACAAACTCCAGAAGAACTGGAATTACACATGCAGTTGTCTTACAAGCAAAGTGTTGAGATAGCTGAAGAAGAGGTTATTAATCAAGTGTTAGATTATAATAAATGGGAGTTAACAAAACGTAGAATAAATTATGATTTAGTTACGTGTGGAATTGGAGCTGTTAAAACTGATTTTAATATATCTAATGGTATAACTATAGATTATGTAGATCCAGCTTATTTAGTATACTCTTATACAGAAGATCCTAACTTTGAAGATATATATTATGTTGGTGAATTAAAAGCAGTTACGTTACCAGAAATAGCTAAGCAGTTTCCTAATATAGATGATTCTGTTTTAGAAAAAATACAAGAATATCAAGGTGATAAAACATACATGTATGGTTATGGTAATGGTCCATGGGATCAAAACACTATTCCTTTATTATACTTTGAATACAAAACATATACCGATCAAGTTTTTAAAATAAAAGAAACAGATCAAGGTTTAATGAAAGCTATTGAAAAACCAGATACTTTTAATCCACCTGAAAATGATAACTTTGAAAGAGTAGGTAGAACTATTGAAACATTATATAGAGGTGTAAAAGTCTTAGGTACTAATATATTATTAAGATGGGAGTTATGTCCTAACATGACTCGACCAATGGCAGATACTACTAAAGTAGAAATGAATTATGCTATATGTGCACCACGTATGTATAAAGGACGTATTGATTCTACAGTGAGCAGAATAACTGGTTTTGCAGACATGATTCAAATAACTCATTTAAAACTACAACAAGTAGTAGCTAGAATGGTACCAGACGGTGTATTTTTAGATATGGACGGGTTAGCAGAGGTTGATCTTGGTAATGGAACAAACTATAATCCAGCTGAAGCTTTAAATATGTATTTTCAAACTGGTTCTGTTGTAGGTAGATCACTTACTCAAGATGGAGAGTTAAATAGAGGTAAAATACCTGTGCAAGAATTATCTACAGGATCTGGACAAGCTAAAATACAAAGTTTAATATCAACGTATAATTATTATTTACAAATGATAAGAGACGTTACAGGATTAAACGAAGCTAGAGATGGTGCTTTAGCCGATAAAGACACTTTAGTAGGTTTACAAAAAATTGCTGCACAAGCTTCTAATATAGCAACAAAGCATATTAACAATGCTAGTTTGTATTTAACTTTAAGAATGTGTGAAAACATATCTAAAAAAGTTAATGATATGTTAGATTATCCGTTAACGGCAAACGCTTTAAATCAAAGCATTACGGTTTTTAATACTAAAACGCTGCAAGGTTTAGAAGAATTAAATCTACACGATTTTGGTATTTTCTTAGACCTTGAACCAGACGAGGAAGAAAAAGCAAAGCTTGAACAAAACATACAAGTAGCTTTATCAAGTGGTGGTGTAGATTTAGAAGACGCTATTGAGATAAGACAAATACGTAATTTAAAATTAGCTAATCAAATGCTAAAAATGAAGCGTAAGCGTAAGTTGCAAAGAGAAAGACAAATGCAAGCTGAAATGAGTCAACAACAAGCTCAGGCAAATTCTCAAGCATCTCAAGCAGCGGCAGAAGCAGAGGTTCAAAAACAACAAGCTTTAACTAGTGAAAAAGTAAACTTTGAACAAGCTAAGTCTCAGTTTGAAATACAACGTATGCAAACTGAAGCTGAAATTAAACGTCAGTTGATGGCTGAAGAGTTTAATTATCAATTACAATTAGAACAAGTAAAAAATCAACGCGAGTCTACAAAAGAGCAATCAATTGAAGATCGTAAAGATAAAAGAACAAGAATAGCTGGCACACAACAAAGTCAAATGATAGATCAAAGAAAAAATGATTTATTACCAATTAACTTTGAAGCTCAAGGTGGGCAACAACCAACTATTTAGTATTAATTATTTAATTATATTATATTATGGCAGAAAAAAAAGCGGCCGTAGAGGTCAAGCAAGAAGGTGAATTTACTTTAAAAGGTAAAATAAAACCAAAAAGAAAGGCAAAAGATTTAGGTAAAACTAACACTGAGCCTGTAAAAATGGAGATGAAAAAACCTATAGAACAAAAGGTAGAAACTCCTAAAATTGATTTAACTAAAAAAGAAGACGATGCCGTTCAAGAGCGAAAAACAGAGGAAGTACCTGTGGGCAACGAACCCAAAGTTGGCACAGAAGTGGACAAAGAAGTACGGGTCAGCGATACAGATGCTAATGAAGAATCTCCGCTCCAAGTAATTGAGGAGATAACTGAAGAAGTTAAACCAGTTGAAGTAAAAAAACAAGATACTCCGATAATTAAAATGCCTGAATTACCAGAAAATGTAGAAAAGCTGGTAACATTTATGAATGAAACAGGTGGTACGGTTGAAGATTACGTAGAGCTTAATAAAGATTATACTAAGCTAGACAACGATCAATTGTTGAAAGAGTATTTAAGAAAAACAAAACCTCATTTAGACTCAGAAGACATTAATCTTATAATGGAAGATTATAGTTTTGATGAAGAATTAGATGAGCAAAAAGATATACGAAGAAAAAAATTAGCTTATAAAGAAGCTGTTGCTAACGCTAAAAAAGATTTAGAAAATAAAAAATCTAAATATTATGCTGAAATAAAGCAAAGACCTGGTGTTACGCAAGAGCAACAAAAAGCGATGGATTTTTTTAATCGTTACAATAAACAGCAAGAAAATATAAAGCAGTCTCAGGAAAATTTTAAACAAAAAACTAGCGATTTATTTAATACTAATTTTGAAGGTTTCGATTATACGGTAGGAGATAAAAGATTTAGATATAAGTTAAAAGATCCTAAGGCAACTGCTAATTCACAATCTAATATAGAAAACTTTGTAAACCGATTTTTAGACAAAGATGGAAATATTGGAGATACTGCGGGTTATCATAAAGCTTTATATGCTGCGATGAATGCTGACAAGCTAGCTTCTCATTTTTATGAGCAAGGTAAAGCAGACGGTGTTAAAAACATAGTTAAACAATCTAAAAACCCAGCTACGGATGCGCCAAGGCAAGTTGCCAGCGGGGATGTCTACGTTAGCGGTTTTAAGGTAAAAGCTATTAGTGGAGCAGATTCATCAAAATTAAAAATCAAAAAACGAACATTTAATAATTAAAATTTAAAATTATGGCTTTAAATCCCCAGTTTGGTACTATTGTACCAAGCCAAGTACAAGAAGTCTTACAAACTAACTATTTACAGTGGACTGATCCTGCTGCAGCTGATTTTACATCATTTGCTCAACAGTATTTACCAGAGATCTACGAAGCTGAAGTTGAAAGATATGGTAATAGAACTTTATCTGGATTCTTAAGAATGGTTGGGGCGGAGCTTCCAATGACAAGTGACCAAGTAATCTGGTCTGAACAAAATAGATTACATATTGCATATGATAACTGTACATTTGTTAGTGCTACAGGTATCATTACACTTAACCCAGGTGCTGTTGCAGGAGTAAACAATGTTATTTCTGTAAATGCTACTGTTGTAGTAATGGACGACTTCGGAAACGAAGCTAAAGCTCTTGTTACTGCTAGTACTCCTGGTGCTGCAGGTACAATTACTGTATCCACATACACGGCTGCTAACTTAGCAGGTGCTGGACTAGTTGGTAATGTAAAAGTATTCGTATATGGTTCTGAGTATAGAAAAGGATCTATTACTCCTAACTACGATGCTGCTACACAACCAGATGGATACATTAGTGTTGACCCAGCGTTTACTCAATTTTCTAACCTACCTGTAATTATCAGAAACAAATACGTAGTAAATGGTTCTGATACTGCTCAAATTGGTTGGGTAGAAGTTGCTACTGAAGATGGAACTGGAGGATACTTATGGTATCTAAAGGCTGAATCTGAAACTAGATTAAGATTTGAAGATTATTTAGAAATGATGTGTGTAGAAGGTGAATTAGTTGATGCTGCTGTATCTCCTATCACTGGATTAAAAGGAACTCAAGGTTTATTTGCTGCTATTGAAGATAGAGGTAATGTACAAGTTGGGTTTGCTGCAGCTACAGGTATCAGTGATTTCGATGATATTCTTAGAAACTTAGATACTCAGGGTGCGATTGAAGAAAACATGTTATTCTTAGACAGACAAACTGCTCTTGATTTTGATGATATGCTTGCTGCTATATCAGCTGGATCTGCAGGTGGTACTGCTTTTGGTTTATTTGAAAACTCAGAAGAAATGGCGTTAAACT